CCCCTGGGTAGAACAGAATATGTCCAGCGGGATAGCCTTTGGCTCACGGTCTGCGATCTTGCTACCTGAAGGCGGCAGTGCTCAATTGCTCCAAGCCTCAGAGAACCAGATGCCACTCAAAGGCATGGAGATCAAAGAGCAACAGATGGTCAAGATTGGCACGCGGATCATCCAAGACGTATCGGGGACGGAGACAGCAGAGGCGGCCAAGATTCGGTTTGCTGGGCAAAACTCTAAACTAGGCTCGATCATCATTAACGTCGAGGCAGCTTTTTACAAATGCTTTGAGTGGGCGATGGAGTTTATGGGCGGGACGCAAGAGCCAGAATTCTACATTAACAAAGAATTCTATGACGCAACAATTGACCCGCAATTGTTAATGGCTCAGATACAGCTAATGGATCGCGGGGTTATAGGCAAGCAAGACCTTCGGCACTTAATGCGTCGGGCTAATTTGATCGACTCGGAACGAACAGACGAAGACCTTGATGGGGATGTAGAGTCGGAAGATATGCTTTTTACGGATGAACCAGAAGCGATCTGATGAGCACCCAGCAATTCTTGATGGATGCAGCCACTAGGCACCAAGTATTCTTGCAGCGTTATGGCAACGGGCGCTCGAAGGAAGCCGTCAAGCTATTAAACAGGCTGAGGAAGAAAATCAACGCAAGGCTGGCCCAAGAGCCGACCGACTTTCAAGCACAACGATTACAGGACGTGCTCAAGGACGTTGACTCGCTAACCAAGCTGACAATGGGCGACATCAAGAAGTTGATCCAACTGGACGCGTTAGAATTTGCCGCGAGCGAAACGGAGTTCACTGCAACTATGCTAAACAGGGTTTCAAGTGTCACTTTTGCATTGCCAGCAGAAGCCGCGTTGATCGCAGCGGTTGAGACTACTCCAATGAGTATCGGCGCAATGAGCGGGATCACAATACCCGAAGCGCTAACCCAATTCGGGGTCAAAAAGGGCGCTCAGATATTGCAGGAAATTACCGACGGCGTATTGCTAGGCGATACAACACCAAGCATAGCCCGAAAGCTGGACGCTGTTATCCGTACAATGATGAAGCGCCAGGTTACTACTTTAGTCAGCACGATTATAAACGCTGTCAGTTCTGTTTCACGCAACCAAATGTATAAACAAAACGAGCGATTGATTGACCGATACGAATGGGTCAGCACCCTTGATGGGAGAACGACGTTTGTCTGCATGGCGCGAGACGGCAAGTTTTACAGAGTCAATGAAGGGCCAATGCCACCCGCTCACTACGGTTGTCGATCCACCACCATTCCAAAGGTCAAGAAGGAATTTGATTTAGGGCTAGACATTCAAGGCACCCGACCATCCATTGGGTCGAGCGGTGTTAAGCAGGTATCAGACAAAACAACATACGGCGGCTGGCTTAAAAAGCAAAGCCGAGAATTCGTAGACGAAGCGCTAGGCATCGAGCGTTCGCGTTTATTCAGGTCAGGCAAGCTGCCAATTGGTAAGTTTGTTGACCCGACTGGCAGGGTTTATACCTTGCAACAACTGCGGGACATGAATCCGCTTGTCTTCGCAGATTTAACCCCATAGCACTCTGTGAGTGCGGTTTGTAACCAAAAGGAAATAATATGAGCGAGATGCAAGCAGTAGAAGAAACGGAAGTCCAAGAAGTAGAAGCCCAACCGACCCCAGACCTAACGGATATTCTGGCAGAGAATGAGCGGATGCGGAACCAGCTTGAGACATTGTTGACCGAAACCAAACGAGCCAAGCAAGCCAAGCGTGAAGTCGAAGCGCAAGCAGAAGCAGATCGAGAACGGATTGCCAAAGAGAAAGGCGACTTTGAAGCATTGCATAGGTCAGCCGAAGAACGATACAAGACAACCGCCCAAGAGCTGGAAACTCTGCGGGTATCTATATCCAATGAGAAACGGGATAACGCAGCAATGCGGATTGCGGCAGAATTAGCTGACGGGTCTAACGCAGAATTGCTGAGTGATTTTATTTCACGCCGTTTGAAGTATCATGAAGACGGTGTTAAAGTTACTGATGCCCAAGGTAACTTAACGGTCTCATCTCTCGATGACCTAAAGGCCGAGTTCAAAAGCAACCCGAAATACTCGGCTTTGCTCAAGGGCAATCAATCATCAGGTGGCGGTGCTTCTGGTGGCTCAAATAGCGGCGGTGCTGCAAAAGTGAAAACTCGTGCTGAATTTGAGGCACTAAACCCTGTCAGGCGCATGGAATTTGTGAAGTCTGGCGGTGAAATCTTAAACTGATGAAAGGTAATTAAACATGGCTGAGAATACAATCTCCTCAATCGTGCCTGATATTTACGAAGCCCTTGACGTGGTTTCGCGTGAATTGACTGGCCTGATCCCTGCGGTAACTATGAACGCTAGTGCTGAACGCGCTGGTATCAACCAAAACATCGTTGTAGACGTTGAACCTGCTGGTAACGTGTCTAACATTACACCTGCTATGACTGTTCCTGACCCAACTGGTCAGACTTCAGGAAGCACTGTAATTCAGATCACGAAGTCACGAGCTGCTGAGTTTGGCTTTATTGGCGACGATCAGAAGAAACTGAACACTGGCCCAGGCTATCTGAGCGTCCGAGCAAATAAAATTGCTCAGGCAATCCGAGCTGTAGCCAACGAAGTTGAATCTGATTTGGCTGGATTACAGTCTACGTTCTCACGAGCATACGGCACCGCTGGCACTACGCCATTCGGTACTGCTAATGATTACACCGATGCTTCCAATGTTCTCAAGATCTTGAAGGACAACGGTAGCCCGCAGAGCGATAACCAGTTGGTTATTAATACTGCTGCTGGTGCTAACTTCATTGGTAAGCAATCAGCGGTTAACTCTGCTGGTACTGACTCAATGCTGCGTCAAGGCGTGTTGCTTGATCTTGCTGGTATGCCTTTGCGCGAATCAGCTCAGATCGCAGACTTCACTGCTGGAACGGGCTCAAGTGCAACCACTGACGATTCTGGCTACGCTGTAGGCGCTACGGTCTTGACCTTGGCATCTGCTGGTACTGGAACGCTCTTAGCTGGTGACGTTGTAACTTTCGCTGGCGACAGCAACAAGTACGTTATCACCTCTGGCGATGCTGATGTATCAGGCGGTGGGACGATCACTTTGGCGGCTCCAGGGCTGCGCGTTGCTATGAGCGCTGCTACCAAGGCAATCACGGTTGTTGCTTCTTCTGCTCGCAACATGGCCTTCAACCGATCTGCCCTTGTCCTCGCTGCTCGTGCTCCTGCTCGACCAGAAGAAGGCGACATGGCTGAAGACGTGATTGTCATCACGGATCCGCGCTCAGGTTTGAGCATGGAATTCGCCATGTACAAAGGCTATAGAAAAGTACGTTATGAAGTTGGTTTGGCTTGGGGTGTTAAAAACATCAAGCCCGAGCACACTGCATTGCTGCTTGGCTAAAACCTCTGAGATGGGCTGCCCCGTTTGGGGTGGCCCTATCAGTTAAGGAGTGAAGAATGTCGGTAGTTGAAACAGTAGTTGTGGTGCGGAAAGATCACCCAAGCGGTAAAGTAGAAATAAACAAATCAGACTTGACTGACAAAGACGTAATTTGGTCAGACAAGCCATCGCCTAAAGTATCCAAAAAGGCTAAGTAATGTCAGCACAGGGCATCAGGTTATCGACTTCTGCTAAGGCAGACACCTCGCATGAACTGGTGACACGAATTGACCGATTGCCTGTTGACTCGATCAATAACGATATAGCGCGAGGCAAAGTGCCAAACGCCAGACCTTTCAACGCATTTGGACAAAGGGTTTTTAGCGGGGCTGTTACCGATCAAATGATCTGGTCAAACGGCGCGTTTATTGGCCCTGCAATCGGCGGCGTACAAATGTCGGTTGTAAGCACAAGCGCTAACGATTCGTCAGTTGGGGTCGGGATAAGAACCGCTGAAGTTCATTATTTAGACACCGACTTAGTTGAACAAATGGAGATTGTAACGCTCAACGGCACAACTCCAGTAACAATGACGGCAACAGACGTTTACTTTATAAACGAATTCCACGTCTTGACGTTTGGATCAAACAAACAAGCGTCAGGCGATATAACGGTTTACAATGGGTCTGACGTATACGCAGAAATTTTGACGGGCGAAAATGTCCAATTTACATCAGCCAAAATGGTGCCCAGCGGCAAAGTCTTTTATTTAGCTGGGGCAATAGTTGGCAGCTCAAGCACAAACTCAGACGCAAGAGTCAATGTTAAATTGGTCGCAAATAAATACAACGGGCTCACGTTTTCTGACCCGTTCATTTTCTTGCCATACGGCGTAGTAGAGATTCAAGATAGCACAGTGACATACAATTTTCCCGTCCCGTCGCCATTCCCTGCTGGAGTGGTCGTGGGATTGCTAGCAACAACCGACAAGGCTTGTCTCGTGACTGGATCGTTGTACGGATGGATTGAGGACGCATAAATGGCGACGATTATCGTTGAAACAGGCGCGGGATTGACTAACTCAAACAGCTACGTTTCTGAGGCTGATCTTGCAACCTATGCAACAGACCGAGGCATTACGATAACAGGTACAGCGGCAGTCCTAATCATCCAAGCAATGGACTATTTAGAAAGCCGTCAATTCCTTGGCACTAAGTCAGACATTGACCAGGCGCTCCAATGGCCCCGTTTCGGGGTTGAAGTGGATGCGTATTACGTTGACTCAGACGAGATCCCAACGCTGCTCAAACAGGCTGAGATGGAGATCTGTATTGCCATAGACGGCGGCGTTGATCCGTTGGCTAACTTAGGCCGCGAGACCAAACGAGAAAAGGTAGGCGATCTTGAGGTTGAGTATGCCGTTGGAGCAAGGCCAGATACATACCTGACCGCTGCTGAGGCTAAATTACGAAAGCTGTTAGTCAACCCTTATAAGGTGTATCGTGCCTGATTATGTAGCCCTTAAAGGTACAGCGACCAGCCTGATAACTCAGTTTGGCGCAACTGCCACGTTTACTAGGACGGGAAGCAGCACGTTTGATCCAGCAACGGGAACGTATAGCGGAGGCTCAACGGTTACTGTGACGGGCAAAGGCGCAAGATTAAACTTTACCAAAGGCGAAATAGACAGCGAAACAATCCAGCGGGATGATGTTAGGTTAGTCTTTCAGGCTGGGAACGGTGCGCCACAAATTGACGACAACTGTAGCTTTGATTCAGTAGATTATCGGGTCATGGATGTTCGGACGGTTTCGCCATCTGGTACGGATGTATATTATGACGTTCAGCTTAGACATTAAGGAGTTTGCCAAGAAAGTTGACAAAAATATTGACGATGTTGGGCGAACAGTCGCCATTGATTTATTTTCGGCGATAGTAAAGCAAAGCCCAGTAGATACGGGAAGATTCAGAAATAACTGGAACGCAAGCATCAACGGGCCAGACTTATCAACAATAGAAACAACTGACAAATCTGGTCAAAAGGCAATAGCGGGAATTGTAAATACAGCAAAAGCGTTTAACTTTAGTTCAGAAGGGACTATTTTCCTGTCCAACAATCTTCCGTATGCTCAAAGGCTGGAATACGGATGGAGTAAGCAAGCGCCAAGCGGAATGGTCAGAGTAAACATAGCTAGGGTTCAGTCCGCAATAAAGAAAGCAATACAGAGTTTGCCAAAATGACGACAACATTTTCAGACATTAGCGCAGCGCTCGACAGCAGATTAAACACGCTGTCAGGTTCTTCGCCTATTGCTTGGCCAAGCACAGTATTTAAGCCCACAAAGGCAACGCTGTATTTACGGGGAACAAATTTGCCCGCAGGAACAGAGCAAGCTGGGTTGGGATCAAACGGTTTAGACGAGCACCTTGGTATTTATCAGGTGGACGTTTTTGCACCAGCGGGGAAAGGTAGAGGGCCAGCAGAAGTGAAAGCTGATGCTATTGCGGATCATTTTAAACGAGGCACTGACTTGGTATATAATGGGGTCACTGTGCGCTTGGGTAATGTTTCGCGCAATGCGGCAATAATAGACGATGACCGATATGTCATCTCAGTTTCGATCAACTATATGGCTCATGTAGCCCCGAGGTAACTTATGACAATTGCAACAGGCTCACGGCACGACATGGCTTACATTGCCGAAACTACTTTTGGCACGACTCCAGCAACGCCAGCATTCACCCCGATTCGACATACTGGAACGACCCTTGGGTTGTCTAAAGATGCGATTGAATCGGAAGAACTCAGAGAAGATCGACAGATTGCTCATTTCCGACATGGGAACAAAAGCGTGTCAGGTGATATTAACTTTGAGCTTTCTTATGACTCGTTCAATGATTTAATCGAAGCGGTTGCTTGCGGTACTTGGACTTCAGATGGCGATCCAGAAGTTTTATTGGTCGGCTCCACTTCCAGATCATTTACAATCGAACGGCATCACGAAGATATTGGCAAATACATTCGATCCACTGGCTGCTCATTCAACACTATGAGCTTATCGGTAGCGCCTAACTCAATGGTCACGGGTTCGTTTGGAGTCATCGGCAAAGACTTGACCACTTCTGCTGCTGCAATTAGTGGCGCAACCTATAGTGCCGAAACGACCACTGCACCTTTTGACAGCTTCACAGGATCAATCACTGAAGGCGGATCAGCAATTGCGGTTGTTACAGCGCTTGAATTGAACATTGATAACGGCATGGAGTCACAATACGTTATTGGGGACGCTACAACGCTTCAGCCGCCTTTGGCTAAGTCAACGGTAACGGGCTCAGTGACGGCATACTTTGAAGACACAACTCTGATTGATAAATTCATCAACGAAACCGCCTCAAGTATGCAATTCACGCTGACCGATGCTGCTGGCAATGATTACATTTTTGATCTGCCCAACATCAAATACAACAGCGGCAACCCTGAAGTGGGCGGGCCTGGCGCAATCACGGTCACTTTGGACTTCATTGCTTTGTATGACGCTTCCACTGGTAGCCAATTGAAGATCACTAGAGACGACGCATAACGAAATTAAAGCGAGGAGAGTCGCGTGGACGTAAAGAATCTTTACACATTAGAAGCACACGAAGACGGGGCCGAGATCCAGATCAAAAGCCCCGCCGACAATGAACCCACAGACTTTTACATAAAGGTCAAAGGGGTTGATTCTAAGGCATATCGTGAAGCGGTCAGGAAGTATCACCGCAAGCTGCTAAACGATGAAGAAGGTGGCGAGATTGATTTGCTAACGGCAGTCACAATTGGTTGGCGTGGGTTAAAGAGCGGGAAAGATACCGTTGAATTTAGCCCTGAAGCCGCCAAAGGGCTGTATGAAAATGCTCCAAGCGTGGCGACGCAAGTTGATAGGTTTATAGCTGACAGGGTAAATTTTACGAAAGGCTGACCAAAGAGTTGTCCGTTTATGCCAAGTGGCAGTTCTGGGCAGCTGGATACGACAAAGGATCAAAGGTCAGCCGATTACAAAACCTCAAGCAAATAGAAAAGTCAATTGGTCAGCCGCCAAAGCAATTAGCAGAACGACCAGAGTTGAGGTCTGAACTGGCTTACTTATGGGCTTTGTTTGTGTCATTAAAAAATGCAAGTGAAGGAGCCATTAGCTATAATCAAATCAAATCGTACATGGACATTTATGGCGATTTAACGGCATTTGAGGTTGATCTGATAAGAGAATTGGATCAGCTCTCGCACCAAGAGGCTCAATCAAATGGCTACTGACATTTCAACCCTTATAGTTAAGGTCACATCTGACGGAGCAAAGCAGACCGAAGCCGAGTTGAAAAATCTTGGCAATCAAGCTGACAAGACAGCCAATCAAACTAATAAGCTAGAAAAAGGAACCAAGCAGGTAAACTCTGGTTTCAAGGCAATGAAAGGTTCGACGCAGCAAGTGTCGTATCAACTTCAAGATATCGCAGTCCAATCTCAGATGGGCACCGATGCCTTCATTATTCTTGGCCAACAGGGCCCCCAATTAGCTTCAATCTTTGGCCCAGGCGGCGCTGTTTTAGGTGTAATGATAGCATTCGGGGCGATGATTGGCGGCACTTTGGTCAGAGCATTCGACGACGCTAACGTGGGCGCAGACGAGCTTGAAGAAACATTAGACCGCCTTAGCGAAACCACCAAACGCGCAGAAAACAGCACCTTCCCC